GAACCTGTTCGCCGGGCGAAGGTGCCCACCAGCTGCGCGTGCGGCCTGCACGGTGCGTCATCCACGGCAGCCAGGCCGTGACGTTACTGCCGGTAGTGACGCGGCAGCGCGCGTTTGGCAGATCCAGTTCGGATACCGTTCCGATGCGTACCAGATTGCCAATCAGCCGCATGATTTCGTTGAGTTGGAGATGTGTATTCATGGGATAAAGGATGCCGTTTCAGAGGGTTGGGCGACAATCGAAGACCGCCCGCTAACGGATGGCACAACGAATGTCAGCGGGTTACACGGTCCAGCTGCTGATCAGTTCTCCGTTGAGGTAAACCTGGCGCGGCAGCGCGACGTTCTCCGGCAGCGGCGGCTCGGGTAAATGCGTAATCGTACGCACGTCATCCTGATCGGCGACCTGCACCCGTTCAGTCAGTTGCAGCGTCAAGGTCAGGCTGTGCTCCTGCTGAGTGAAGGTAAAATCGCTCAGCCGGTGGCTGGCGTTACCGAGGATCTCGGGCTGGTTGACCCGCAGCCAGCCGAGGATCGTCACCACCACCTGATCGACCAGTTGTTCACTGAGCGGCGCGTCGTCGTCCGTGATGGTCAGCGTCAGCGGGTAGCGATATTCAAAGGATAAAGAAGCCGTCGCGGTGGCCACCACATAGCCCTGACCCGTGATGAGTACCAGTTTTTCAGGGGCAAACTGAAACAGTGGGATCTGCTCAATCAGCCGTTGTTGCAGTTGATTCGGTTTTTGCATGTTGTGCCTCCTGACACGTTTTGATGGCTTCCACCTGCAGGCCGCAGTTGAGCAGCGCAGATTCGAGTTGGAGAATATCGGCGCTCAGATCCCCGTTAGTTGCCGGTTGCGCGGACGGTACCGGGCACGGGCTGACTGCCGGACAGCCAACGTAAATAATCGCCGGTGCTGTTGAATGCGGGGCGCTGGTGCAGCCGGCTAACAGCAGCAGGCAAAGCGGTGTCAGCCCAAAGACGCAATTGCGGATCGTCATGAAGTTCTCCCTGCCGTTGATGTTCGCGGGTTTGCATCGCCCGTTGAGCGGTGCTCAGATTTTCACGTAATACCAGCTCTGCTCGTTCCCGCTGGCGCATCTGCTGGTTAAGTGTGGCGATCAGCGTTTCACGTTGTTGCAGCTGCGCTTTCAGGGCATCCCGCTGCTGGCCAGTGAGGGTTAAATCGTGTTGCAGCGAGCGGTTGGAAAGCAGCAGGACGCCGGTCAGCAGCGTTAATACCGCGAGAAGAGCCAGAATCCAGCGCATCTACACCCCCTTCAGACACAGATTCAGTTCGGCGTTACGCCTGCGCTCAAGCCCGTTGCTACGTTCACCGTTGACGAAAACCCAGCGCGGTAACTGCCCGCAGGCTTCCCGCCATTGCTGTTTATTGATGAAGTACGCCAGCGTGGATTTGCAGGCGGCGGTGGCGCCGACGTTGAAGCTGAATGAGACCACTGCGTCATAGACCGGCTGCGGCATGGTCACGGGCATACATTTTTTGATCCCCCGTTCAGTTTTCTGAATATCCTCAAGCAGATTTTTCGCCGCCTGTTGTTCGGTTATGGCGCCCGCCGGTTTGACTCCCGCCGTATGGCCGATACCGCTGGTCCACACGCCCGCACTGCACTGATAGGGTTGCAACTGGCAGCCTTCGAAATCGGTGATAAGGCGAAGTCCGTCCTCCGAAACCTGCAATGACAAATACCCAGGCAGCGCGGTCATCAGCCCTAACACCACGGCGGCGCTGCAACGCTTAAGAGTTGAGGTTTTCATAGATGTCTTTGCTCAGGCCCTTACGCGCCAGCAGCTGGTAGCTTTTACGCCGGTAGTACCAGTTAATTAAAAAAGTGCCGATGCCGACGGCCGAGCCGATCAGAAAGGCAATGTCCTGCGACGTCATACCCGCCAGCCAGGTGAGTGATGTGGCGATGAAGTATGCGCAGGCGGAGCTGATGCGTTCTGTATTCAGTCCCATAATTTGAGGGTTTCCTGAACCGGTTGTTCGGCAATATCGGGCATTTCAATCGCTGTCCCGTGGGGAAGCAGCGGTCCTAAATCTGCAACGCCTTTATTGGCCGCAAAGACTTTTTCGACCACAACTGCGGTTCGGCCGTAATAGCGCCAGCACAGTGAATCGAGGGTATCGCCTTGTTGTGCATAAAATTTCATTGGGGTTCTCCGCAAAATGAATGAAATCGTCAGGAGGTGATTTCAGTCTGCGCAAGAGGGAGGAAAGCGGCAATCAGGGAGGGTTGTGAAACTATTGGCACAACAGGAAAGGGGAAAACAGGGGAAATGGCGGGGCGCTTAGTCCGGCCTGAGCTGGGAAGGGTAAGCGCCGGGTACGTTGACTAACACCGCCGGTCATATCTGGCGATCAGTGGGCGTCGTCAGTGCTGCCATTGTAATAGAGCGCATCGTGATGTTCCTCGGTCAGCGCCTGGCTGGCCAGCTCTGAAATCAGAGACATTACGACAAGAAATTCTTGTGGATTACATTGCGCCGTCTGCGAAATGTCCGCGATCAGCTGTATCCTGGACAACGTTAGCTCTTGTTTAGTCAGGTTTTCCATTTTCTCCCCTCGCCAGATACTGTGTTTATATACAGTATTCTTTAATTGATCTAATACGTCAACACTCCGGGCATTTTAAAATTTATAATTCATTGAATTGATGGATTAATTTTTATTAGTCTGGTTTTTGAATGATTCCCATGTCCCGACGACGGATTGCGGTTCCACAGTTATTGCCAGAACTCCAAGGCGGGTAAAAGGCAGCGTTTTTCAGCGATTTTTCCTGAGGCGGCAGCCGGTGACGGACGATGCGCCAGCTTTCGGTATGCGTCAGAAATATCCGCGATGCACCGAGATGCGGAGCATATATCCCGACAACTTTTTGCCGGGGTTCATCGTAGGCATTGAGCTCTTCACTCAGCTGACGTGCGACCCGGACCGTTTGCGCTTTGCGCCCGATATGAATGCCGCCCTGCGCCTGAATGTAGCCAGCGTAATCGCCGTTATCAGCCGCGAAGCGCACGGCTTCGACCCGTTCACCAAACTGACCGGCGAGGCTGACATTGCGGATTCGACGGCATTCGCGGTAAGCGCCGACCGAGGGAATGCCGATGGCGTGAAACTGTGGGATCCGCCATGTGGATGCCCAGGCCGTAACCGCGGTGGCGACATCAGTCAGCAGACGCCCGGAATCAAAATCGGTTTCTCCTTCCAGCGCATAACCGTCGATATTTTTCGCCACATATTTGGCGATGTATCCGGCTGCACCTCCGCGGTTGAGTGGCTTGCAATTGAAGCGTGACTCAGCGGCGCCGGGTTCGTCCGCATCTTCTTCCAGCGCGTATTTGCGCATAATCTCGATGACTTTTTGTTGCTGCGCCTGCGGCGTAAACAGCATCATGTGCCAGTGTGGCGTACCGTCGTGATGCGGCTCAACGACCCGGACACCGTACACTTTGAGGTGACGATCTTTTAACGTGGTGCGGATTTTCGCCCAGACGGCGACCAGATAGCGCTGGGCATCTTTCGGGGTAAACGCGTGAGTATTCCATTTTTGATTAAACAGCGGGGCTGAATGCGCGCCGGTCGTTCTCAGCGGATGATATTTTGACGGCGTGGTCAGGGTGATGAACAGCCCGCAATCCTGTTGCAGGTCAGCCACATCTTCGACTCCGGCAATGAGCGTCATTAACTCCATACGGCGAAGTTTAGGATTCGACACGCTGGCCAAAACGGTGCTCAGCAGGCTCAGCCTTTCCCCGGATCCGACGTTCTCTATATCGCATTGCCTGAGATAATTCAGTGCGGATAAACGGCGGGAGGCGACGTCCCGGATGGCATTTTTACTGGCATAAGGTGACGTCGCCCGGCTTACATAACCGCAGGCGATCATCAGTGACTCCCGCCACAGACGCTGCTGCGCACGTAGTTGCTTCTCCCACCATTCCCCCCTGACCAGCCGGGAAATACTGGCAACGGCGGTGTGCGCGGTCATCCGCCCTTTTTGAAAGGCGCGCCAGTACAGCGGGGTTACGCGACACGCACGGGCCATTGCCGCCAGATGGCTATAAATTTCGCTTTGCAGGCGATCACTGAGCAGGATGTCCGGGTTTTCCGGCGAGTTTCTCAGCCATTCATTACAGTGATGTTCATACGCATCCTGGAAATGTGTTGCCAGCTGGTTCGCCAGACGTTTGAGCTTTTGGTCATTCAGATCGGGCAGGCGGTTAAATGCTTCCTCCGTACTAAGTAGCTTTTGCGAGGTCTGCCGGCAATAGTGATGGCGTGCATTTACCCGCTGAATGCGCGGCCACAGGCGTTGCATGAACACCGTCATCAGGAAATGAAAGGCGGCACGCACGCCTTTGGTTGCCAGTAAAAACTGATAACGCTGTTGGAGCGGCGAGCGCAGGCAGCGCGGAAGCCGGTGGATTAAGGCAAGCGCAGACTGCTGGCGCTGACAGAAATCGCGGGTCAGTGGTTTTTCGAGGGGATTTTCCATTGCAGTTCGCGGAGCATTCCACCACCAGGCGCCTGTAAAAGGTTTGCCTGTCGCGCGTTGAAAAGCAGGCGGCGGAGAAGGGGCGATCCTTCCTAGGATATTATCTGGCATAAGTGTGATCCCGCAATTTAGGTAATAGAATACCGTTCCAGAAATAAATAAATTCAGGAGGTCATGCTAATAAAATAAAAATGTGGATGAATTAAATGGATCGATAATTCCTGCGTTTTATTTCATTTAATTCCTGACATTCAATACAACGCTGAACGCCGGGAATAATTTTACGCCTGGGTTCGGGTATCGCCATTTCGCAGTCTTCACAAAAGTGTGCTGAAGCGCGGCGCGGAGCGCTGATCGCCTGAGCTATCTGCTCTTGCAGCATCTTAATCTGGTGTTCTTGTGATTCATCAATCCAGTCTGCCATCGATAAATTCTCCTCGTAATGATGATGAAAAATGGCGTAACGATAATAACGCCTGAATAATTTTTAACTGTTCATCAGATGTCAGTTCAGAATAAGTCAGATAAATATGACGGCGTTTCAAACCGGCGTGAAAACATAATGTGGTTTTCCATTTATCCGAAGCATGATCATAAATATCTCCCACCTTATTTCGCGTTTCAGAGAAGTAGATTTCTTTAAGATGTGCGATATGACGTAAACCCGCCTGACGCTGCTGCTCTGTGCCTAAAAACATCGCATCTCCTCATTTCCTGACCTCAGGTTCTTCGTGAGATTTCTTACTGATCCTCCCCCTGCGCCGTAAATTTGGTATCATGACAAGGTTCGGTACATTACATAAACAATCTAAACTTGCATTTGCGAGTTGTCAAGTTGGTATTTACAAGCTCAGGGGTTTTCGCCAGATGCAATTAGATGAACTCGAAGGAGGGAAAGCCGTTCTGTCGCGCATGCTTCAGGCGTACGGCTTTAGCCTGCAGAAAGAGCTGGGTGATCTGTATGGTTTATCTTCTGGGACGATAAGTACCTGGGTAAGAAGGAATTACTTCCCCGGTGATGTGGTCGTGGCCTGTGCGCTGGATACCGGCGTTTCATTGCGCTGGCTGGCAACCGGCAAAGGCACAATGCAGGATACGGTCTCTTCCGTTGCTGCGGTGTCTGAGAGTGTCCGTCAGCTTAAAAAATTGAGATTACGCGGCGGGGCGCTGGAGGAAGAAGGCGTATGGGCGGTGGACCCCTCTCTGCTGGACGGATCCCTGGCTGAACCGGCCTATGTAGTGAAAGGTAATCATTCGTGGATTATCGATTTAGGCAGCACGCATCCGGGAAATGGCCGCTGGTTGCTGGATATAGACGGTGATGTCGATGTGTATGATGTGGCGCGCATTCCCGGTAACCGCCTGAAAGTGGCACGGCAGGACAGCCATTTCGAATGCAGTGTTGATGATGTTTCTGCGCTTGGACAGGTCTTTATGACGCTGGATCGCAACCTGTAATTATTTCCCTCAGCAGCGTTACTTCGCTGAGGGATGTCTCCTTAATACGTTTTCACTGCCTTTCTTCTCTCCTGTTTTATTTGGATTCTCCCCTGCAAGACACATTCCCTGTAACTTTTGCGGTACACATCGTTCGCCACTGATGCACTAAATGTAAACTTAACCTTCCACTTGGTGGCATGTTATCGCCAATTGGTAATGTTAAGTTTACAACTAGGGCTTGATAACTTTACGCGCTGTGGTAATGTTGTTCGCAGATGCCCACGTGGCTGCCCATTTTCCCAAAGAGCGAATCACGATCATGCAAAAAGACGCCCTCAATAATGTACACATCAGTGCTGAACAAATTCTTATCACTCCTGAAGAATTGAAAAACCGTTTTCCGCTGAGCGTGAGCGATGAAACCAGCATTGCCGAAGCACGTAAAACTATCGCCGATATCGTGCATGGCCGTGATCCGCGAC